CCTTTAGCGAACTTTGCGGTACACAGTTTCCCCATTTCCAGTACACTATTTGCACTTTAATACGGTGAAGTACTGAAGTGTCGAACATATATTCGGTACAACATTTTATTATAATTATATCACGAAAGTACTTGACAAAAGGTACAACACATGATATAATTAAAACATAGAAAAGCAATAGAGTATATACGTTTAGAGGTTACAAAGGTTAGCCCAAAGCTAACACCCTACAATGAACGATTGCATCAACTCAAACGAGGGCTACAAAGTGGTGTTTGTGGTAGAGAACCAAAGCAGGCAATACATAATTGCTTTTCTATAAAATAAATATCACGAAAGTACTTGACAAAAGGTACAACACATGATATAATATAATCAAGATAAGAGATAAGAAACGGATAACAAATGAGATTGAAAAAACAAGTGCTTATCAAATATCTAAAAAATTATATCAAGAAAGTACTTGACAAAAGGTACAACACATGATATAATATAATCAAGATAAGAACTAATTGCACCTTGACAACTGAATAAAGTTAGGTTTCTCCTATATTATTTGGTTAGGTCTACCGATTTAGTCGTAGCATCAAAGCAAGTAGACCTTTACTCAAAAAGAGTACAAATTTTATAGAAAAGAGGTAGTAATCATGAGAGAATATAAAGCAAGCACAAAAAGAGGTAAAGCACTCATATCAATGGGTGAAAGATGTTGTTGGAGTTCATTACACAACATTTATTACAGTTGGTCTGACGCAAAGCAAAAAGCTTTTGACTGGTGTTGGGAGCAATACGCAAAAGATAATCAATCCACAGCTTTTGGTGTTGGAAACGCAAATAGTTTTGGCTTTACTTGTAGTTGGTTAGCAATCAAAGATGGTGAAAATATTATGAGAATTGAAACGAAAGACAACTCTTATCTAGTGTGGCTCGACAGATAACCCTAGTAGTACACAGCAGGGTGCAAGTCCCTGCAAGGGTTTTACCGCAATAGTGCGGAAATGTTTAATAAGAAAAGGAGAAACAAATTATGGCAAGAACAAGAATGGTAACAAGAACAATTAATGTAACAGCAATCGAGGCAATGTGCGTGGACACATTAACAGCGGAAGTGTCAATTAAAGAACTTGAACTAACTGGTGAAACATTCACAGAAGAAAAAGCTCTCAAATCACTCAAGAAAGAGTACGAAACAGACACATTCAAAGTAGTAGCTATTCAGAAAATGGAAGTACATGAAGAAATGTATGGTCTTAAGGAAATTGACTTCCTCAAGGTAGCACAAAAGTTAGACCCTGCTACACGAAAATTATTAGAAAATGAAGAATAGCACAAAGCACTGGGTAATGGTTGTCAGCAGGGTTCAATTCCCTGCACTCAGTTTCACCAAATAAATAGGAATAAAAATGAAAAAACTTTTAAATGTTTAACGTGAAACATTAACCCTAGTAGCACACAGCGTGGTGCAACTCCACGCAAGGGTTTTACCACAATAATGTGGTATATTAAATAACAAAAGGAGAAACAAAAAACATGGAAGAAAGAAGCAAAACAAACAAGGAAATTTATGAACAAAAATACCCATTTGAAGAGGTATCATGCAACTGTTTATTATGTGCAGAAGCTATGGGCTATTTAAAAGCACTTACCCAGTACTTTCCTAGTGAACAGAAATGGGTAGATTCTAAAAAATCAGAATTATTGATGATAATGTTATTCTTTTCGGTGAAATGAGGTACTACTATGTGGCATGAATTTAGCACTGGTTTATCAGACAATCTAACAGAAGTAATGAAAATTATTGATGATGCGCTTTGTTATGGTTTTGAGTTCAAAGTGGAAAACCACAAACTTTATTTTAGAGAAGTTGCATAGTTATCCACATTATCAACAAAGTTATCCACACCAAAAATTTCATCAAAATTTAAAATTAAATATTGACAATGTACCTATATTATGGTACTATTAAAGAGTAGTAAACAGCTATCTTAAAAAGCCGAACAACCCCATGTTCAACTGGTGTGTAGGACAAGTCCTATTGTACGTTCATTGCGTACCACACCATTCGTACAAAGAATTAAAGCCTTTGTACTAGCAACCAAATAAGCCTAAGAATGAAAGGAGTACCAAAAAATGGCAAGAAAACCAATGGTAACAAGAACAATCGTAACAACAAAGGTCAATGTACTCTGCCTTGACATCAATAGTGCAGAACCATTCAACAAAGTTGTGACACTTCCTCGTACATACAAGGATGAAAAGAAGTTGCTCAAAAAAGTTGAAGAAGTTGTAAACACTGATGAAGTCAAAGCGGTACACGTTGTTGACAAGGAAGAAGTTGAAACTTTGTACGGAATGACAGAGCAGGACTTCATCACAAATGCGACAATTCTTGACCCTGCTACAAGAAAAGAACTTGAAGCAGAAACAGAAGAAACAGAACAGTAAGAATAGGAAAAGGAGAACAAAATCATGACAGGATATTCAGTAGAAATTAAGGAAACAAGTAGAGAATTAACAGCAAAACAGAGAATTGCATTAAAAGACACCTCTGATGCAATCAAGCTTGACACAGCTTGTGATGAAAACGCTGTTATCATTGAACCAGTAGACTACGCTGTTTTAGCAATTCACAATGAAAAATCTGATAATGTAGACTATGAAAACTATGTTATCATTGACAAAAATGGTGACAAATATGTTACTGGTTCAGCAAGTTTTTGGAGTTCATTCATGGATATTTATGATGAAATGTATGGCGAAGAAGAAGCTTGGTCAATCAAAGCTTACAAACTTGACAGCAAAAACTACAAAGGAAAGAAATTCCTTACTTGTTCAATCATCTAGGTAAAATTATCCTAGTACAAGCCTCTAGGTTTTAAACCTAGGGGCTTATTTTAAATTTACAGAAATGGGGTACAAATTATGGCAAAGAGAAATAAGCAAACAGAAAATCAAAAAGCATATCAAAAAGAAAGAAGAAGATTACTACAAGCTGTTCGCAGAGCAGAAAAACAAGGGTACATTTTTCCAGAAGATGTTGTACCAGAATTACCAAAAAGAGTTACAAAGAAACAGTTAGAAAAGATACAAAAAACAAAACCAAAACAGTTATATAAAAAAGCTGAATTTGTCTATCAAGAAACTGGTGAAGTAGTTCCTGCTGAACAAAGAAAACAAGAAGTAAAACAAGAAGCAATAAAGAAAGCAAAAGAAACAAGAAAAAGAAAAAAGAAAATAAGTATACCTAGTGTACCCACATATTATCCAACAATTAGTATTATTGATACAATTAGGGATAGAATATCAGAACTAACTAGAGAAGCAAAACCCCCAATTCCTATTGATAACAGAAAAAATGAATTGTTAGCTATATTTGAAGATACTTTAACAATGTTTGATGATAATATAATAGAATATGAACATTATCTTGAAGCACATGAAAGTGAAATTGCTGAACTGTTAAATGTTATTTCTTATGACAGCAACGCAGAACAAATATCAGCTTCGTTTGTTGCACTAGGTAGAATTTTAAATATGCAATCCTTATCAATGTCGCAAGCTGAAAATTTATCTATGATGGCAGAATACTATAATTCATAGGGGTGTGTAAATTGAAAGTTAAAAAGTTCCGTTATTTTATGTGCGACTTTGAAACCACAGTTTACAAGGGTCAAGTTAATACAGAAGTTTGGGCTAGTGCAAGTGTAGAACTGTTTACAGAAGATGTAAAAATTTTTCATAGTATAGAAGAACAATTCGATTATTTCAAATCATTAGAAACAAATATTTGTGCTTATTATCACAACTTAAAGTTTGACGGTGCTTTTTGGTTGTCTTATCTACTAGTGGATTTAGGTTTTAAACAAGCCTATACCCCTCTAAACGAACAAGAAACTGAAGTTGAATGGTTAAAAGAAAAAGAAATGCCTAACAATTCTTTTAAATATTCAATATCAGATAAAGGACAATGGTATACTATAATTATTAAAGTAAATAATCATTTTATTGAAATAAGGGATAGCTTAAAACTATTACCATTTAGTGTTAAAAGAATAGGACAATCATTTGGTACAAAGCATAAAAAACTTGACATGGAATACAATGGTTTCAGATATGCAGGATGTAATATAACAGAAAAAGAAAAAGAATACATTGCAAATGACGTACTTGTTGTAAAAGAAGCATTAGAAATAATGTTCACAGAGGGGCATAACAAATTAACAATAGGTTCATGCTGTTTGGAAGAGTATAAAAGGATAATGGGTAAAGAAGATTATGAAACTCTTTTCCCAAGTCTGACTGATTATTTGCTAGACACATCAAAACATAAATACACAACCGCAGATGCATGGATAAGAAAATCTTACAAGGGTGGTTGGTGCTATTTAGTAAAAGGTAAAGAAAACCAAATAAAAACAAATGGTACAACAGCAGATGTAAACTCATTGTACCCAAGTATGATGTCAAGTGAAAGTGGAAATGCTTACCCAGTTGGCAAGCCTACGTTTTGGGCAGGTAACTTTATACCTAATGAAGCCTTAAAAAATAATAGGTACTACTTTGTAAGAATTAAAACACGCTTTTATTTAAAACCAAACTATTTGCCATTTATACAAATAAAAGGTAACTATTTATACAAAGGAACAGAAGCATTAGAAAGTTCAGATGTGTACGATAAAAAGACCGACAAATATTACGACCATTATTACGATAAAGCAGGAAATCTACATGACACAAGAGTTGAATTAACATTAACAATGACAGATTTTATTTTAATGAAAGAACATTATGAATTAGTAGATTTTGAAATAATAGATGGTTGTTATTTCTTTACCGCAACTGGTATATTTGACGAGTACATGGAAAAGTATAAAAAGATTAAGCTTGAAAGCAAAGGGGCTTTACGAGAATTGGCAAAACTTTTCTTAAATAATTTGTATGGTAAAATGGCAAGTAGTGAGGATAGTTCTTTTAAGGTAGCTATTATAAAAGAAAACAAAGCACTTGGATTTATTTCCGTTCCTGCTAATGATAAACAAGCAGGGTTTATAGCTGTTGGTTCAGCTATTACATCTTACGCTAGAAATTTTACAATAAGAGCCGCACAGAAAAATTATTATGGTAAGAACAATAGAGGGTTTATATATGCTGACACAGATAGTATACATTGTGACTTAAAACCAGAAGAAATTGTAGGAATAAAAGTACATGATAGAAACTTCTGTTGTTGGAAATTAGAAGCTTGTTGGGATGAAGCTATTTTCACTAGACAGAAAACATACATTGAACACGTTACACATGAAGATTTAGAACCTATTGATAATCCTTATTACAATGTAAAATGTGCAGGTATGCCACAAAAATGTAAAGATTTATTTATAACTTCTATGTTAGGCTATGAGCCAAAAGAAGATGATAAATACACAGAGGATGAAATAAAATTCTTGAAAACAAAAAGAACATTAGAGGACTTTAAAATAGGACTAAAAATTCCCGGAAAATTATTACCAAAAAGAATACGTGGTGGTGTACTATTAGTTGATACAACTTATGAAATGAGGTAACAAATATGATAAAAAGAATTATAAGATTATTGTACATGAAATGGATAAAAAGAAATTGTAAGCATTGTTGTTTGTTTTGTGAATATAAAGAAATATGTTTAAAAGAAGAATGGTACTAAAATTAGTAAGAGCAGGGTAACTAAGTTATATCCTGCTCTTACTTTTATATCTATAACACTTGCAATTCAAAAGCGGTCAGCGAAACCGACAAATAATGTGGCACTATCTTCCAAGTGTGCTATCCACATTATTCAGAAGAATATACAAATGCAGATACCTAATATGAAATACATTTTAACAAGGCTTCTTTACTTTTTAAATCTTTAAATCTAAAAGCACCATGTTCAAAAAAATATCTAAGGTTTGTAATAAACATATCATTATTCTTTAACATTACATAATTAATATTATGGTCATCTGTTGTAACACTAATCTTGTTAGGAAAAGATTTATCAGCGTGGTCATCACAATATAAAATACCTATGTCTTTATATTCTCTAATAGCAAAATCATTTCCACAGTATCTAATGGTAGCAAGGTATCTGCTACTACAATTTTGTGGCGTATCTATAAATGCTAAGTTATCATTTAAGTAAACATTTTCACTACTATATGCTACATATTGATTGTTTTTAAATGCTCTATTCACACCACTTTCTTTTTGTGCCATGCTTGCTGTTTCTATAAAACCATTTTCAAGTATAAAACCATCACCCCTTAGAAAGTTTGTGTCTTTATTTAATCTACTACTAATTCCCAATTCGTTATAATATGGGTTAATAATACTTACTTGATTGCCTAGCATATATACTGGTACATATCTTACTTGTTCACCTTTACCCCTAGCAATAGAAGTATGTATACTTAAAAATTTTCTTATTTCATCACTACAATAATGATTAGTTTCACTCTGAAATTCGTCAAATAAAATACAATCAACGTCACTAAATAGATGTGAATATTTTTTTAACTGGTCTGCACTATTTAAGGAAATGGCATAACCACAACTTTCTGCTGTTTCTTCATCATGGTTCTTAATTAAAAATAACTCGTGAAAGATACCACTTGCTCTTCTTTTGCTAGTCATTTCTAACCCACTAAAAAACAAGCCTTTTAAGTCTTTAAAGAATTTATCTGCCACATCATCAAGTTCATAATTATATCTATAAAGAAGTGCAAATTTTTTACCCTGCTTTATAAACCTATTTACAACTAATCTACCAAAATAGGTTGTTTTACCACCAGTTCTATTTGTGGTACATAAAAACAACTCAGGTGTTTTACCATTTAAGTCTTTCATTGATAATAATTTAGTGCCATCATAATAATTATTTTTCATATTGTTGTACCTTTTCCTTTTAATGAAATAATTTCTTCCTTATTATTATAACATAAATATTGCAAAATAGCAATAAAAGTGCTATAATTAAAGAAAAAAGAAAGGAGTAAAAATATGGACGCAGGAACTATTACACAAATTGTTTCAACAGTTGGGTTTCCTATTGCAATGTGCGTAGCACTTCTTTGGTACATAAAAGATATGGCGGACAAGCATAAGCAGGAAACAGAAAAGTTCACAGAAGCACTAAACAATAATACACTTGTATTACAGAAACTATGTGATAGTATTGGTGTGGAAAGAGAGGTGTAAAACTTGTCAAGAAACTTATCATCAATTGGATTGAATTTGATTAAAAGTTTTGAAGGTTGTAAATTAACTGCTTACAAATGTTTACCAACAGAGAAGTACTATACAATAGGGTATGGTCATTATGGTTCAGATGTAACAGCAGGAATGAAAATCACAAAAGAGCAAGCAGAAGAATTGCTTTTACAAGATTGTAAAAAAGCAATTAAACATGTTAATTCTTTTATGAGTAAATACAACTTCAATCAAAATCAATTTGATGCGTTAGTTTCATTTGCTTTTAATGTTGGTAGTATTAATCAACTGACAGCTAGTGGAACTAGAACATTAGAACAGATTAGTTCAAAAATAACAGCTTATAACAAAAGTGGCGGAAGAGTTATTGCAGGACTTGTAAAAAGGAGAGCAAAAGAAAAAGAATTATTTGATACTCCAACAAGTACAGCAGTAAAGAAAAGAAATGAAGAAATAGCAAAAGAAGTTGTAGCAGGAAAATGGGGAAATGGTAACGCAAGAAAAACAGCTTTAACAAAGGCAGGTTATGACTATAAAACCATTCAAACATTAGTTAATAAGCTACTAAAAGGATAGTTATGGCGTGGATATATGAAATAGGTGTAGCTAAATATTTTAGCACATCACAGATGCAAAATAACGCAATCGAGTTCTACAACTACTTTACTAATAAAAGTGCTACTCTTGAAGCTATATGTGGTATGCTTGGTAATATACAAAGAGAGAGTACCTTGAACCCAGGAATTAAACAAGGTAGTTCAACTTCTTTAGGTTGGGGTTTAATACAATGGACACCGTCTACTGTATTAACTAATTGGTGTAACACTTATGGTTATAATTGGTATGATGGTTCAGCACAATGTGAGAGAATTTCTTGTGAGGGTGAAGGAACAAATGGTGCAAGTGGTTATTGGCTACCTACATCTGAATACGCATATAGTTGGTCTGAATTTTTAGCGCTCACTGATGTTGCAGAAGCTACAAAAGCATATTTATATGAAAGAGAAAGAGCAGGAGTTGTTGCTTTAAGTGATAGATTACAATATGCTAGTGAATGGTATGAATATTTTGGAGGAACACCAGTTCCACCAACACCGCCTACCCCACCTACACCTAGAAAACGTACATCAATGCCTATCTATATGATGTTAAGGAAATATTAAACTATATGAAAGGAGAATTAAAATGGCAGTACTTAACAAAGAAGAATTTATGAAACGATTGCAGGAACGCATTGGCGAAGATACTTCTGATGAAGCAATGACATTCATTGAAGATATGACAGATACATTCAATGATATGGAAACACGTTCAAGTGGTAACAATGATGAACAGTGGAAACAGAAGTATGACGAATTGGACAATTCTTGGAGAAAGAAATATAAAGATAGATTTTTCAATTCAGAAACAACTCCTGCTGATGCCAAAGGTGAGCAGGAAGAAGATGTAAAAGATGATGCGGAAGAGAAAACTTACGCAGACCTATTTGAGGAAAGAGAGGGATAATTTATTATGGCTACTAAACCTAAAATTGTAACACTTACTAATTCATCTGTTGACATTCTTAATGTTATCAGAAACAACGCAACTGTAAACTATCAGAATTATGTGCCACAGGCTACTGCTGATGCAGATAGTATTAGAGAAATTGGTGCTGTAATTATGGATAACCCACAGTTACAGAACGAGTTCTTGTCTGCACTCGTAAATCGTATCGGACGTGTACTTATCACTTCCAAAATGTATGACAACCCTTGGTCAATGTTCAAAAAGGGTATGCTCGAATTTGGTGAAACCATTGAGGAAATCTTTGTTAATATTGCAAAGCCTTACCAGTTTGACCCAACTGTTGCAGAGAGTAATCTTTTTAAGAGAGAAATTCCCGATGTGCGTTCTGCTTTTCATATTATGAACTATCAGAAGTACTACAAAACTACCATTCAGAATGACCAGTTAAGACAGGCTTTTCTTTCTTGGCAGGGTATTACAGACCTTATTGCTAAAATCGTAGATGCTATGTATACTGGTGCTAACTATGACGAGTTTCAGACTATGAAGTATATGCTTGCAAAGCACATACTTGATGGAAGAATGTACCCAGTTACTATTCCTACTGTATCTGATGCTAATATGAAAACTATTGTTAGCACTATTAAGGGTGTATCTAACAATTATGAGTTTATGTCAAGTAAGTATAATCTTGCAGGAGTACAGACTTTCTCAAAGAAAGCAGACCAGTATCTTCTTATTAACTCTAAATTTGATGCAACTATGGACGTTGAAGTTCTTGCTTCTGCTTTCAATATGGATAAAGCCGAATTTGCAGGAAAGAGAGTACTTGTAGATAGCTTTGGTTCTCTTGATATTGCTAGACTTAATGTACTTTTTGCAGATGACCCAACTTATACCCAGATTGGTTCAGCAGATTTGAAAGCACTTGATGCAATTCCTTGTATTCTTGTTGATAAAGATTGGTTTATGATTTTCGATAACTTCTATAACTTCACAGAGCAGTACAATGGTGAGGGTCTTTACTGGAATTATTGGTATCATGTATGGAAAACCTTTAGTGTTTCTCCATTCGCTAATAATGCACTCTTTATCTCAGGAACTCCTGTAGTTACTAGTGTTACAGTTTCCCCTGCAACTGCTACTGTTAAGGCAGGACAGAGTGTATCACTTTCAGCAGTTGTTCAGACCGAATTCTTTGCACCACAGACAGTTGATTGGACTTCTAACACAGAGGGTGTAACTGTTAATAAGGGCGGTGTAGTAACAGTTGGTGCTGATGTTGTAAAAGGAACAAAAGTAACTATTACTGCTACTTCTACTTACAATAGTGAAAAGACTGGAACTTCTACTATTACAGTTGAGTAATTAAGTAGGGGAACATTTCTGTTCCCCTTATTCTAAAGGAGATAGGATATGTATATTGAACCTAATAGTAATATTACAATTTATCATAATGTACCATTAGATAATACATATAATCACACTTTATATTTCAGCAATTTAGCGGAGCAGAACACTTATTTTCACGCAAACCAAAATATAATTAAATATAATCTTACTGCACAGAGTTACCAAAGAGTTGTAAAAGGAAGTATGAGGGTAGCAGTAAAAGCTGACAATCTTTATGACTGCAACTATTTATCATTTCAAAATGCTTCATTTGGAACTAAATGGTTTTATGCCTTTATTACTGGCGTTGAGTACGTTAATAATGAAACAAGTGAAATTACATTTGAAATAGATGCTATGCAAACTTATTTCTTTGATGTTACTCTTAAAAAATGTTATGTTGAAAGAGAACATAGTACCACTGATGTTACAGGAGATAATATTTTAGCTGAAAATATTGACTTTGGTGATATAACTTGTAATGCAGTAAGCGGAAGTGGTCACTTTTCAAGTTATGTTGCAGTTGTTGCTACTGCGTATGACCCAGACGGTCAAGCAGGTGGTTATCAAGGCGGATTATTCAGTGGTGTAAACTATATTGCAGGACTTATAAATACACCCGAACAAGTTCAAACATTACTTGATTATCTTGATGCAACAGTAGATGCAAATAAGCAGGACAGTGTTGTTTCTATTTTTATAATGCCTTACAAGTTCTATACTACTGGTGAAATGCCAAGTGTTCAAGTATCAAGAGTACAGAAAAACAGTTCACTTCACGGGTATACTCCACGCAATAAGAAATTACTTACTTATCCTTATAACTATCTTTCAGTAGATTGCGGAAATAATGATGCAATTTATAGATATGAGTGGTTTAATGACAGTGAATATTGCGACTTTGAACTAGTAGGAACTGTTTCTTGCAATCCACAAATTATGCTTGTTCCCAAGGGTTATAATGGTGTAGGTAGTGGTAATTTTAATTATGTAGAAAAATTAGTAATGTCAGATTTTCCACAAGTTGCTTGGAGTATTGATGCTTTTCGTGCATGGCTTGCACAAGAAGCTAGTACAACTGCTTTACAAGGACTAGCTAGTGGGGCAAGCATAGCCGCAGGTGCTATGACTGGAAACCCTATGGCTATGACAGGTGGGATAATTGGCTTGGCAAGCACTGCAAATAGTGTGATACTTGCTACAAACAGACCACCTCAAGCTAAAGGAACTAATAGTGGTACAATAGATGTTGCCAGTAGAACTAAAGATTTTTACTTTAGACAGATGCAGATTAGTGCTGAATACGCAAAAGTTATTGACGATTATTTTGATATGTATGGTTATGCAACTAGAAGAGTAAAAGTGCCTAATAGAAGTGCTAGACCACATTGGAATTATGTTAAAACAAATGGGTGCGTATTAAGCGGAAATGCCCCTGCTGATGATGTAAGAAAAATTTGTGGTATCTATGATAATGGGATAACATTTTGGAAATCAGCTAGTGAAGTAGGTAACTACACTTTAGATAATTCGCCTAGCTAGAAAGGAGTAGATAAGTGGGAAGAAAAAGAGATTTACAATTTTGTGAAAGTGCTTATATGAATAATAGAACATACTTACAGTATTATAATAGACTTACTGAATTAGCAATTAGTATGTTTGAATGGAAAAATCTACCTGAAACGATTGACCAAAGATTTTTGGAAATGTGCTTATTTAGTGATGGTATGTGCATATTCTTTCAAGACGAAGTACTTGGTTATTTATCTCTTCAATGTATGATAGGCGGTAAACTTAATGTTTATCGTATTCCTATGGAACGCAGGGCATACGCAACTAATGGCTATCAAAGAGAATTAGATGGAACAAATAGTGTTATTATATTTAATAATTATTTGCACACTAATTCAATGCTAGATGTTGAAATGTTTAGCAAGAGATTATATAATCTTGATAGAGCAATAGATGTAAATGCTAATGCACAGAAAACACCTGTTTTGATACAGTGTGATGAAAGTCAAAGGTTAACAATGAAAAACTTATACAAGCAGTATGAGGGTAATGAACCATTTATCTTTGGCTCAAAAGGGTTAGACGCAAACGGCCTTAAAGTTTTACAAACTGGAGCACCTTATGTTGCTGATAAGTTGTATGAGTTAAAAACACAAATTTGGAATGAAGCTTTAACATACCTTGGAATTAGTAATATCAATGTTGTTAAAAAAGAAAGAATGATAACAGATGAAGTTACAAGAAACCAAGGTGGAACAGTTGCTAGTAGATATTCAAGATTAGAAAGTCGCAGGCAGGCTTGTAAACAAATTAATGAAATGTTTGGTCTTGATATTTGGGTTAATTATAGAGAGGACTTTCAAGACATAGAAGAGCAGGAAAATGAAAATGAAGAGGAAGAAAAAGAGTATAGAGGGGGTGAAGTAGTTGAGTAAATACACAACAGAAGTTAGGTTCATTTGTGAAAATGCAAGTGGTCTAGATGAAAGCAAAGGATATACAGATGTTGATACAATTATTACAAATGCTATTCCTAAAATATTTACTTTTACTTTTCCAATTTTTGATGAAAACTACCGAACTGTTTTAGAAAATAAAATCCTTAAACATTTCTATACTAGAGAGATTGGTGAAGAAACAGTTGGGCTGTGGAAGTTAAGATTGGACACCAAGTTGAATGAGATAATGCCTTACTATAATAAATTATATAGAAGTGAGTTATTAGAGTTCAATCCTTTGTATACTGCTAATTTGACTAGGACAAAGAAAACTGATTATGATAGCAATAGGAATGAGAATGAGAATATAAGAGATACAAGTTCTTCTAATAGAACCACTACAAATAATGGTACTGTTAATAATACCACTAGTAATAATGGAGAAGTTGATACTACAAATAATAGTAAAACAACTAGTACTGGAAGTGGAACAAGTAATAATACTAGTACTGACCTTTATAGCGATACTCCGCAGGGTGCTTTAAGTGGTGTAGAAAGTAATACTTATCTTACAAATGCTAGAAAAGTTACTGATAACGGAAATACTAGTTCAAACACAAGTAACACTAATTCTTCTACTGGAAAAGTTGAAAGTTCTGAAAGCGGGACTAATAACACAACCACTAGTGATAATGGAACTGATAATAGTACTGGTACTTATGGAAGAATAAGAGGTAATACAGATGCTTTAACTAGTACAGAAGATTACCTAGAATGTGTTATTGGTTATGAGGGTGTAGTACCTAGTGATTTATTACTTAAGTACAGAGATACATTCTTAAATATTGACATGATGGTTATTGAGGAATTAGAACCTTTATTCTTTAATCTATGGTAGAAAGGAGTACAAAATGAATTATAAAGATTTGAATACTTTTAATTTTTGGTGTCAAAAAATTTTACCACTGGTGTATGATGATAGTTTAAGTTATTATGAAGTATTGTGTAAAGTTGTTGATTATATCAATGATTTGATAAATAACGATAAAGCAATCAACTTAATTCTTACAGAATATGGTAAAGACATTAACGAACTTAAAGAAATGACTGACAATATTAAAAAAGAATTAGATGATGTAAAAAATGGTAAATATGAAAGTTTTTATATTAATGCACTAAAAAATTACATTGATGAAAATCTTGAGGGAATTGTTGGAAGAATTGTAAAATTTGTATCATTTGGTATTTCGGCAGACGGTTACTTTACGGCATTAATACCGTCAACGTGGGAGTTCATCAAATTTGATACTATTATAGACACTAATTCAGAATTGTACGGTCATTTAATTTTAAGGTGGTAATGGTATGAGTAGATGGGAATTAAACAAACCTATTAATGGTAATTTTAATTTATTTTGCGATTTATGTGAAATTAAAAAATCTTACAAAAAACAAGGTAAAAAATTTTTATCTTTACTTTTGAAAGGAGTAAAATACAATGAAAGATTATAATGTGTATGTTGGTGCTAGATATGTACCTATTTTTGATGGAGAATGGGATAATAAAAAGGAATATGAACCGTTAGTAATTGTTAGTTATAAAGGTAATTCATATACATCAAAAACTTATGTACCGATTGGTGCTGATATTAATGACGATAAGTACTGGGGTTTAACTGGAAATTATAATGCACAAGTTGATTCATACAGAAAAGAGGTTGCTTTATTAAAAGAAATAGTTGACACATCTGTGGCAACAAATATTAATGCTATTATAAATGGTGTAGATAACACAGGTAAAATTGAGGTTTCCGAAACACTTAACGAATTAATTGAAAACAATTACGGTAAAAGAATTTATATACCTGCTGGAAAATATCTGCTTTCAAACCCTATTATTATTCCGTCAAATGGTGTTATGCTGATTTGTGACAGTAACGCTGAATTTTATAGTAATACATCTATTCCTTATTTAATTCAAATTGGAAGCGGAGTAACACCGAACAACTTACTAAAGATGGGTATAATTGGTGGTATGTGGAACGGTGAAAATTGTACTAATTGTGTTATTTATGTAAATAATGTACAGTACAGCACAATTGTATCAGATGTTTTTATAAATAATTTTACAACTACTGGACTATCTGTTGGTTCTAATACTAGCACTTCAACACAGTTTTACGGACAAAATATTACAGTTATAGCAAAAGCAGGTGAAAATATTGAACCAACCGCTACTGGTGTTAGGTTGTTTGGAACTGACAATTATATTGACATTTTAAATATTGGAAGATGTTTAAAAGGTTTAACTTTATCTGGTAGTGGTAACTTATTAACAAACGTACACACATGGTGGGGGTCGGAGATTGGTAGAATGCCATTAAACAGAGAGAAACTATTTGAAGCCCGCTCTATTACAAATTCGGGAAATAATAGAATTGCGAATTTGCACCTTGACAATCCATATATAGGAATTTATTTATCACCGTATAATAATCATTTTAGTGTAACAAATGTTGTTTTTAACTATGACTCTTTAGATTATATTGATAAAAATTGGGATCAATGTATGCTTTACTACAACGATTATACTGGTGCTAACCGTTCATCATTTGATATTAGAGGAGTTTGCGTAACTGGATTGCGTAGTGGTAGACACATAAAATCAATTAAAGGTGATTTAACTAATAATCTTAATATTAGAAATCCTATCTTCAATAATTTTGAATATCGAGGACAAACACAATTAGTTGACGCACTACCAATTGAAGATGAAATTAACAACGTTATGAGATACTATCAGCCATACCCGATTACATCTGTATATGAAAGTGATGTAAAAGCAGGAACTTACTTATTTGGGTATATTAAAGCTGTTAATTCATCTTATAAAATTAAACTAAGAAGTAATTCAAATGCTTCTTGTGATTTTAATATTAATGTCATCGACAAGACATTAAGTGTTACCCAAGGCCGTTTAACTAGATTTTTAAAACATTGTTCAATTATTTTTGGTACTACAATAACACAAATTGACGGCGTTGAATATTTTCCTATTTATATTAAACTTTTTGAAGATGGAAATTGGTATACACCTATTACTCTTGAGTTAATTTCTACAAGTGGTTGTGGTGCTTATTTTAAGAAAAACGGACTGTTTAGTAATGCTGTTGAAAATGTAGACGGTATTGAGTGCGATTTATATACTTTTAACCCAGTTAAAAGAACATCATTCACAACTAACCAAGAAATACAGCCGAATAATGCTTTCTTTTTTAAGATTGATTTATCTAACGAAATAAAAACAATGGAACATTTATCGTCAATTCTTAGTGTTCATTGCAACTTGCAAAACTTAGATATTAGTATTTCAGATGTGACTGGAAACGTTGTTACGGTTATTATACATAATAATCAGTCAACTATTCAAACAATTACTAATATTGCAGTTCAATTTTATACTGAATTAAATTAAAAGAAAAAGGGTTAGTGTTATGCTAACCCTTTTAAAATTTTCCAATACAATATTATACCAGTTCCAGTACAATATCAACACTGGAATTGTAGAAATATAGTACCCCAAAGTTTGTTAAAGGG